AGCTAAAGCTTGGGAAGATGACCAGAAGAAAGTCAAAACAGTTAAGTCTAAAAAGATAAAGAACAAACCCAAAGTCATCAGAAGTGGCAAGGGTGTACGAAAGTCTGACAGCGACAAATCAAAACGAACTGCGAGTATGAAAAGGCTTCAAGAGACTGGACACTACAGAGATGCAGTGAGTCTTTTGGAGGATTTTGTCGAATTAGAATAGGAGAAAAATTATGGCAGTTCCATCAAATACTTCTCTTACTTACAGTGCTGTAGGTATCAGGGAAGACTTGTCGAACGTAATTTATAATATCGCTCCTATGGATACTCCCTTTTTTAGCGGTTGTGGTAGGACCACAGCTGATTCAACTAAATTTGATTGGCAGACCGATACTATCGCTGCAGGTTCCACGAACCAGCAGATAGAAGGTAACGATCCGTCAAATGATGCAAGGGCTAATCCAACGCGATTGACTAATTACACTCAGATAAGTGTTTACACAATTCAGACATCAGGAACCAACCAGGCAGTAGATTATGCTGGCAGAAAAAATTCGCAAGCTTATCAGTTAGCGAAGAAAGCCAAGCAGATGAAACGTGACATAGAATATATGTTGACGAACAATGTAATCCTGCTTGTTGGTGACTCCACAGAAGCTAGGCGAAGTGCTGGACTCAGTACTTGGTTGAATTCGGGTTATGTTTCCATGAACCCGACAAGTGGTTCACCGACTGCTGGTGCCACGGGTACGACTGCACCTGTTTCCGCGACTGCTACTGCTTCCATTACGGAAGCTGGTATTAGAAGCGTAATCAAGAAGGTGCATGAGGCTGGTGGTGATCCCGATGTTATTTTATGCAAACCAACCATTAAGCAAGCCATCTCAGCTTTGTCAACACAACCTGCTACTGCGAATGTTAGTGTTCCTATGCGTACTGCAGCGGATGGTGACAAACCTGCTCACGTTATTTCAGCGGTTGACGTATATGTCAGCGATTTTGGCACGTTCAAAATTGTGAGTGACCGTAACCAATTCCGTGATGCGGATGTGTTCTTTTTAGACTTTGACTACTGGTCTGTAGCTTACCTGCGACCTTTTAAGACAGAGGCACTGGCTAAGTCAGGCGACTCTGTGCGACAGATGTTAGTCGTGGAGTATGGTCTTGAGGCTAAGAACGAAGCTTCTAGTGGTACTTTAGCTGACGTTAAAGCGTAAGAGGTAAATAGGGGGTGGGTAAAACCACCCCCGATCTTATGAAAAAATCAAAAACTGTTGGTTCTGTCGTAGAGGATGGAAAGGGTGGACAGCTTAACTATCGTCAACTGACTACTGCTTGTCCGAGTGTAGAGGATGGCACAGGTGGCAAGGTTATATTTCCTTTCGGTCCATGTGTATATGCAAACTTCATTAGTGACAAACTAAAGAAATCTCTTCTAAAAGAAGGGAACCGGATAAGGAAAAAGGAAGAGCATAATTTTAGCAAACAGCTTGCTGGGAATATGTACTTTGGTGGTTCATATAACTACGGTGATGCGTATGTAGAGACTGTACATGAAGAACTGGCTGGTATGTTATTTCAGTGGTTCGACTTTATTACCGCACACTATGGTCCTAGAAGGTTGAACTTTGTACCTGGAAAGGAAAAGTTCGGAATAGCTTTACAGAACCTATGGATCAATTATCAGAAAAGATATGACCATAATCCAAACCATCAGCACAGTGGTATTATTTCCTTTGTAATATACTTAAAGGTACCTGATGTTATATTTCAGGAACAAGCTGATTCAAATGTAAAATCTGCTGGGCATATCTTCTTTAGGTATGGGGAGTCAATAAGTCCATTATGTGTTAAGGAATGGGATGTTTCTCCAACTGAAAACTTGATGCTTATGTTCCCAGCCACGCTTGATCACTCTGTTCACCCATTCTGGGTTGAGGGAGAGAGGGTAAGCGTATCAGGAAATTTCACAATACCAGATGAGGTATTGATAAGTACGAATGGGATTTAAGCAAGTAGCTATTGTTGGACTGGCACCATCTACCCACGATGCTGCACCCTACAATAGTCCATTCTGGGAGATGTGGGGATTACCCTGGGATGAGGGGAGCTATCCACACTTCGATAGATTGTTTGATATACACCCATTGGAGTGTATAAGAGCTGCAACCCCCACGTTCTACCGGAAGGGATACGAGGATAGGTTAAGGGATCTTGACGGTAAGTTGTACATGCAGCAAGCCTATGAAGACATCCCCAATGCGATTAAGTATCCATTGGAAGAGGTATCCATGCTTATAGGTGATTACTACAACTCATCTATTGCCTATATGCTTGGGCTGGCAATATATGAGAAGTATGACAGGATTGGTTTGTGGGGTGTGGACATGAAGGAACAAGGTGAGTGGGGTCATGCAAATGAATACAGGGATGAAAGACCTAACTGTGAGTATTTGCTTGGCTTTGCCAAGGGAAGGGGTATAGAGATCTACTTACCCCCTGATTGCCCACTTCTTAAATTCAACGGAGAATTCCCACTAGGAACTGTGATCCCTCACTATGGGGTTCGTTACGGTTTTCTAAGTGATGGGTTTTCTTACCAGGAAGCTAAAACATGAAAGACTTAGAAGATGTTATAAAGAAGGTATCAAAGATGAAGAAAACCAAACGGGAGAAGAGAGAGCCTGTTCCAGAGACTACCCGTGAATGGTTGGAAAAAGCTTATCCACCAGAAGGTGGTAGGGCACAAAAGGTGGGTGGTGTAGGTTATGTCTAGGAAAACAGTTTTTGAATATATGCCAGGAAGGCGAACGGATATGCACGAGCATAACGATGGCAGTGTCACGTTTGATACAGTTCAGGATGTAGAGCCTATACTGGAATATAACAAGATGATGATGAACGAGTACGGTGATAAGTTGACTCCCGGCAAAAGGGGTACTTGGCATAAGGTTGCTTCTGTTCCTGTCAATATATGGGAACAATGGTTGAACGAAACAGATTATGCAATAGAGAAGGATAAGAAACTTCTTAACAAGTATCTTAATGATCCAGACAACAGATTTTTTAGAACATCACCAACCAATTTATAGAGGAACAAGATATGATTAATCTAGCAGGAACCACAAACGTTATTAGACCAGTAACGACCCATACATTATCCGCAACGACATCCAGTGGTGGAACTGCAACATCTGCATTTAATTCGGATACAAATATAGTTATGGTAACTGCAACTGCTGGTTGTTTCGTTGCCTTTAATCCAGATCGCCCTGCCACGACATCCTCCACTTATATAGCAGCTGGAACACCTTACTTTTTTCGTGTAGAACCGGAAGCTATGGCTGCAGCGATTACTGGGTCAAGCACAGCATCAGTTTATATTACTGAACTGACAAGATAGATGGCAATTTCGACTTATGGTGAGCTGCAGACCAGTGTTTCTAACTGGTTAGACAGGGATGATCTTGACGAGAGAATACCGGAGTTCATTGCTCTATGTGAAGCAATGGTTATCAGACCATTGAGGGTGAGAGGTATGGAAACTTTGGATACCTCCATTAGTACGGTTGGTGGTCAGAGGAATTATGATCTCCCTACTGGTTACTTGCAGATGAAGGAGTTTCACTTAACCACAAGTCCAATAAGATCTTTAGCTTACTTAACCCCAGAGATGATGTTCAGAGTCTGGGCTGGTAGCACATCTGGCACACCTAACGCATATACGATTATCCAAGATCAGTTCTATCTGGGTCCAGCTCCAGCTTCAGCTATGACCACAAGTATGCTCTACTATAAGCAGTTTGATGCGTTGTCAGATTCCGCTCCAACTAATTGGGTTATTACAAATGCACCACATCTATACCTCTATGGATCGCTCTTACAGGCAGAGCCATTCCTAATGAATGATGCGAGAGTTCCTCTATGGGAGAAGGCTGTAAGGCAAAGTCTTGCAGACCTACAGGAGCAAGACAATAAGGATAGACATTCTGGCTCAGAAATGAGAGTAATGAATACAGGCGGGTACTTCTAATGGCACTAGAAACAGGCAATTTTATTAGTGCGCTAGTTCGCACAAATCCACTTTCCTCTGATGACATCTCACAGGGGGATGATCATCTTCAACTCATCAAGAAAATTCTGCAGAAAACCTTTCCTGTAGGAACGGATAGTTCACTTGATAGTGGTATCGGTCCAGATCAGGCAGTCCAGGTTCTCATTGCTAAATCATCCGCACCCACTGTAGACACCTCTGCGAGTGGCAATGCTGCAAGAGCGATGGGTTTGCTGTGGCTAGACACAAGCAACAATCTTCTAAAAATAAGAAACCAGGCTAACGATGCCTGGGTTACTTTATCTGTTGACCCAGAGAATGATAAGACTGTAGACATTGAAGGTGGAACGATTGATAACACCATAATAGGTGGATCAACCCCAGCAGCGGGTGACTTCACTACGCTCGATACTACTGGTGCATTGACGGTCGGCACAGACATTACCATCTCTGGTGATGACATTATCATGGCAACCAATACAGATGCGTACATGCTGGTTGCTGATGGAACAAGTTATAACCCAGTAGCGATAACTGGAGACATCACATTAACTAACGCGGGTGTCACAAGTATCGGTGCTGATAAAGTCGTTACTGCAAAGATACTGGATGCCAATGTCACCAATGCAAAGCTGGACAACATGGCAGCGAACACAGTAAAGGTAAGAGATGCTAATTCCTCTGGTGTTCCTTCCGACAAAGCATTAGCCACAACTGAGATTCTAATTGGTGATGGTACGGGATTCACCGCTGCTGCACTGTCCGGTGATGCCACGATGACTAATGCTGGTGCTGTTACGGTAGCGAAGATACGTG